TATTACACCGGGCAGTCCGCCGGGGTGGATCTACCCGACGACGAGCTGGTGGACATGTTCCGGGCGTCGAGCCTCGAGGAGTACTTCGGGGACATTGAGGAGTTCATGGCCCCGGAGGACCGTTTCCACACGAACTGCGACTGCAAAGTCGTCCCGGTTTTCGATTTGGAGAACTGGGTTGGCCGGCGTGCGTCGCAGAGGGCGTTCACGTTGTGGGAGGAAGCTTCCCGCCGCGCTGAGGAGGCTTTGGAAGCCGAACCGGACAAGAAGTTCTACTCCCGCAACGGCCCTAAGTACGGGCCGAATAAGGGGAAACCTGGGTGGTACAAAACCACCCTGAATCGTGAGGCACTCAACCAGTTGCGGCAGATGATCGCAGCGGGTGAGGCCGACGCAACTGACTGGGCCGCCCTGAACGCGGCCTGAGTTAAAGAAAAACCGTGAGCCCTTGATGGGTTCTCAACTACGCCCAGGAGGCAACCAACATGTCAGACGAAGCCGTTACCGCCGACACTGAATCTGCTGTGGCCCCGGAGGTCACCCCAGAGGACAGCGGCATGCTTGAGGAGATCCGGAAGGTTCGCAGGGAGAACGCGAAATACCGGACTGAACGCAACGAAGCCCTCGCGGCTATCGAGGCACTCAAGAAGTCTCATGGTGATCAGGACGCAGCGTTCAACGAAACCCAGGCCGAGCTTTCCGCCCGCAGCTTGGAGTTGTTGAAGTTGAAGACTGTTCTCGCTGAGGGCATCCCAGCTGAGGATGTTCTGGATGTGGCTGCCCTGATTCAGGGTGACGATGAGGCCACGGTTTCGGACAGCGTGAAGCGTGTGAAGTCGCTTCTGGACAAGGCTCCCGCCCGGGAGCGCCCTGTTGACCCATCTCAGGGTTCGGGCAATGTGCTGCCGCTGAACGGTGATCCGTTGTTGGAGACCGTGAAGCGGATGGTCGGCGCCTAAACCCCCTTTTCAAGAAAGAAGACAAACAGAAATGCCTGCATTCAATACCCCTAATACGGTGGCCATGACCGGCGACACGATGTTCCAGGGTTACCTGGACCCGGTGATGTCTCAGGACTACTTCGCTGAGGTTGAGAAGACCTCTGTGGTTCAGCAGATCGCCCGGAAGATCCCTTTGGGTCCGACCGGTGTTCGTATCCCGCACTGGGATGGTGATGTTCGCGCCAAGTGGACCGGTGAGGGTGAGCAGAAGCCCGTCACCAAGGGTTCGATGACCAAGCAGGAAGTGGTCCCGCACAAGATCGCGACCATTTTCGCGGCAAGCGCCGAGGTTGTCCGGGTCAACCCGGGCAACTACCTCGCGACGATGCGCACGAAGGTCGCCGAGGCGATCGCGCTTGCCTTTGACGCCGCGGTGCTGCACGGCATCGACAGCCCGTTCGGTAAGTGCGTCGCCGACACCACTAAGTCCATCAAGCTGGCCGGCCCGGACACTGCGTTCGATTCGCTGAACAAGGGCCTGGATCTGCTGCTGAAGGACAAGAAGAAGTGGAACGGCACCCTGTTCGATGATCTGGCCGAGCCGGTCCTCAACGGGTCGAAGGACAAGCAGGACCGCCCGCTGTTCATTGAGGCCACCTACACCGACATCAACTCGCCGTTCCGTTCGGGTCGGGTGTTGGGCCGCCCGACGTTCCTGTCGGATCACGTCACCGACCCGACGAAGCCGGCCAACGACACCGGAATCCTTGGATTCCAGGGCGATTGGTCGAGGATCGTGTGGGGGCAGATCGGCGGGCTGTCTTACGACGTGTCGGATCAGGCCACGCTGGACATGTCGGCCAACGGTGACGGCTCCGGCCTGGTGTCGCTGTGGCAGAACAACTTGATCGCGATCCGCATCGAGGCCGAGTTCGGTGTCCTCGTCGACGATGTCGAGGCGTTCGTCAAGCTGACCAAGTGAGTTATCGGGGAGGGGAGTTCATTCTCCCCTCCCCGTTCTCCAACGAAGGGAATTGGTTGCTGTGAAGCTGAAGAACAGGAACAGCGGTGTTTTCGCGGAAGTGTCCGATGAGCTGGGCAACGTCCTCGTCGGCGCCGGCGGCTGGGAAGAAATCCAAGCGGAGCCCGTCGAACCCAAACCGGTTCGTGAACGCGGCCCGCGTAAAGCCGCCCCGAAGGTCTGAGGGTAATGGCGTTCGCGTCGGTTGATGATGTTTCGGTGCGTTGGTCACGCGATTTGTCCTGCGAGGAAAGGGAACTCGTTTCGGTTCGCTTGGAGGACGTTGAGCGCCTGATCCGCCGCAGGGTTCCCACGCTTGATGATCGGCTCGCCGCAGGTTTGATTGATGTTGAGGATTTAATTCAGGTTGAGGCTGATGCGGTTCTGCGCCTGGCCCGCAACCCTGAAGGATATGTCAGTGAAACGGACGGCAATTACACCTACCAGCTGTCGAAAGACCTCGCCACGGGGAAGTTGATGTTGACTTCCGATGAGTGGGCGATGCTGGGTGTTTACCGGAATCGTTTGACGACTCTTGTGCCTTCGGTTGTGTTGGGTGACGGGACCACTGTGCTGGGCGAGTCGGAGGTTTAAGAAGGTTATGGCAACTGTTATCACGGTGATCGGTGTTACAGCCCTCATCTACGAAGTTTTGGAGCGGGACTACGGTGTCCCGAAGCCCACTGGTGGTTTGGGTGGCGGTATCACCACGGGCGGTGGGTCTGGTGGTTTGACGCAGGCCCAGGTGCAGACGTTGATCAACGCTTCGATTGCGGCGATCCCGGCTGGCACTACGGATCAGGCTGCTGTTGAGGCGATCATTGAGGCGAAGCTAACTGAGTTCGGCCCGATGATTCAGCAGGCTGTTCAGTCTCAGTTCAAGGCGATGCCCAAGAGCATCCGGCTGAACACCGATGACGGCAAGGTCAGCATTGAGGGTTTGGATGTTTCCGGCCCGAATAAACCTGTGTCTTTGGACATGGAGTTGCCTGACGGTTCGTTGTCAGTAAACGGCAAACGGGTGTTGACGGTCGATGATGCTCTTGATGCTGCCGGTGGTGGGATTGACCAGGCGGCTATTGAGGCTGCGGTTCAGGCTGCTACCGCCACTCTGACTGCGGCCATTTCTTGGGAGGGTCAGCAGCGCGAGGAAGCTGATATCAACCTTGAAGCTGCGTACCAGTACCTCCGCGAGAATAAGGCCGACAAGTCCGCAATTGAGGGTCTTGAGAGTGCGATTATCGGCCAGTTGTCGAAGATTTTCGATGACATTGCGGCGCAGCAGAAGATCAGCGAGGACATCGTTGAGTGGGTTATCGCGGATTATGTGACGAAGGCTGAGTTCCAGTCTTTGTTGGATGCGATTACCGGCCCTGATGCCACGGTGGAGGATGTGGCTAAGGCGTTCAAGGATTTGAACGCTGGCATCGAAGACCTTGTGCGTCAGCTTGTTTCTGAGGTTTTGGGTGTGCCGCTGCGGCAGATGGTGTCTGAGGCTATCGCCGAGCCTATGAGTGTGGTTCAGGCTGACATTGCGGCTTTGAAGGCCGATAAATCGGCACCCGTTCTTCCTGAGGCTACTGCCGCTGAAATCAAGAACGTGTTGACCGGTGGTGTTGAGGTTCCACCGAATATCCCGTGGACGGCTTGCACGAACGTGGGCGGCAGCGGCAACGTCGAGGCACGGCTCATCAACGGCGTGGTGCAGTTCCGCGGCGATAAGAAGGCCAACATCACCGCTGGTGGCTCACTCACGACGGTGCTGCGTATCCCTGCCGGGTTCCCCGGCCCTGCGGTGGCTCAGAACATCGTTGTCCACGCCACCAACACCGGAGTTTCCTTCGTCACCGGCCTGACCCGAATCGACACGTCTGGGGCTATCGGCCTGGCCGCACCCAACGGCAAGTTCGACACCGCCAGCTACGACGGCGTTCAGTACTTGGTGTTCTGAGAGGAGCCACGATGATTGACAAGAAGATCGAAGCGGTCACCACAGCAGCAGTCCATCCGGCGTGCCTTGATTTTCGGGCTGCCGCTGCCGATGCGCTGAAGGCCCTGGAAGCCGCCGGCGGCGGTTTGGCGCTACCTGACCCAGCGTTGGTGCGTGTCTCCAACACCGCTGTCGGTGAGGGCGAGTACGTTGTCACGCCACTGAACACGATGGGCAACCGGTACATGCACACCCCCGGTGAGCATGACGATTACGCCTTCGTGTTCCTGGCCTACACGATCCCCAGTGTTGTGCCGGGTGGTTCAACGTGGACGATCAAGGTCACTTACGGCGGTAAGACGATGACTTACCGCAACGAGTTCCTTACGGGCGGTTCGGCTACGGACGCTACTCGCGGTGCGGTGCAGTATTACGACCTGCCGATCACGCCGGGTCAGGGTCCGCAGGAGGTTGTGGTCACGTGCACTACCGGTTTGAATCTGACTGGCCGTGCCGGTAATCCGACGTACACGTTCGCCTCAAACTCTGTGACGGTGAGCAACTGGGTTCAGAGCGCGTCAGCGGGATGGGCCGGTGGTACTGGCAGCAACGACAAAACCACCTTCCCCAAGCTCGATGGGGACCGCCGCTATCTGGGTGTGTCTTCTGTAGCCACCACCCCGGCCCGCACGTATATTCAGTCCGGTTCCGGTGGACCCGCGAAGGTTTTGTGGGAGGCATCCGACAAGGACGGTCGTCGCATCGTCATCTTTGAGGACCGCAAGCCGCAGCCCGACTTGTTGACGATCATGCACGGTGGTGGAGCGAAGTTCGCTGCTGGCGCTTTAGTGGTCAACGTGAACGCTCCGTCGAAGGTGCTGTGACTATGGAAATCACCAACGGAGAAATCAACGTCGACCTGCCAGAGTCGTTGGCGAAGCTGCTGCTGGCCGGGAAGTCCTGGGCGGAAGGCTCCACCGAAGATCACGGTGACCGAGTGGTGGGCCGTGGAGAGGACGACACCGCCATCC